GTTCATATGCAACGAAATGCTGCTGATCATCTTTGCCTGTGACACGAACCATTTGCGCATCAGTCATATACTGTTGCGTTAGTTGCATCACCATGCGGGCAACAGTTGAAACGATAAGTTCCACTGTCGCCAACTTGTCTGAAGCGCGGGCATTCCCGGCATCGGCAATAATTGAAGCCTCTGTCGCTGTGCGGCGAGTCTCAGGCATTTGGCCACGGGCGTATTCGGATACACCGGATACGGTATTGATATCGGCCTCAATGATTTGAGAATGATTATACATTTCAGGGGCCAAAGGCACCTGAGGCAACGGAACAACAACATCTCCAAGGTTGCGATTCTCGTCCACAACAGGAACAAATCTGCCATCTGTATCTGATTCCAATGCTTCCCGACCATCAGGACCGAAGGAACGCTCATGGTACAAGTACTTGCGGGCATACCGTTTACGATGGTTGACCATCTGTGTACGCGTTTTGTTCAACTCTTCCTGCAAAGATTCAACAGATTCGAGATCCCCCATCGGGTAAAACGTGTCTGGTACGTCATAGTTGCGAAGCATCACAAATGGATGCCCAAACGCATACGGCATCGGGGTCGGATCAAGTAGGTAATCGTCACCGGAACTGGCACACACCGACAAGGTGCCGTTCTCAATGTCGTAGTATTCGTACAGGCTTACCCGATCAACTAGATCGGAGTACCGTTCCCGCTCCGTGTCGTTTTCCCAACGGTAACGCACCCCAGCGTCAGCCGTTATAGAACGCCGCACCCCTGCCTTGAATCGTTTATCTTTCTTGACATCTGACAATGGGCGAACAATGCGTTGCACAACCCACTTAGCGTCCTCCAAACAAGTCGCTTCAGGGTCCACCAGTATGTCAAACGGAGAGATCCGTTCCACAAACGCTTGATCCTCCACAATTTCTAGTGTTGTGGAAGGCACTGAAGCAACAATGTCGTCATCGGAAGGCAACTCCCCAGCCATGCCGGGGTTGGAGTAAGCAAACTCTGCGACTTCCAAAGCAGATTCAGCCAACTGTGTATCGAGTTCGATACCTGTTACAGGACGTTCTTGCTCAACGAAACGCCAACCAACTTTCAGCCAGCCATGACCAAGGATCAAAAAGTCTTTGACAGCGCGACGGAACGGCTTGCGGTAATCGTGGTGACGCCACAAATAGTTGATTACTGCTTCAACAAAAACGGCGCGGTCTTCGTCGCCTTCCTTATTGGCAGTAACCGTAATTTTTGGATGGTTCACAGCAACCGACGGAGCGATCACATTGATTGTGCTGAAAGCCAAATTGACAGAAATGCGGTCCTCGCCGTTGGATTCACCAAAATAGGTTTTGCCACGGTACAAATCAATCATGCGATGCCACTTAGAGTCGTACCCCTCGTCGGTACGCCACTTGTGCGTCATCTCAATTCGCTCTTTGACCCTAGCGAACTGCTCCGTTTTAGTTTCCCGTGCCATGCTTACACCCAACGATTACCGACAGGTACAGGATCGCGCCCCTGAGCACGCGCCTCCTGAACTATTTTTTGTTCCCGCTGCCTCAAAGTCAAATCCTGCTCATCGGCAGGCAACTGCGACCGGTACCCGGCCCCAGTAATTACTTTTAGACCCAACAGTTTTTGCCGCCAATCCCACAACTCCGACAACTCCGCATCCGTTTTCTCACCCTTGTGGGTGACAACGTATGCGGAGAACTCTTCAAATGTGGCAGATGGCGGACAAACCGCCATCGCTACGGCTGCTTAGAAGCAGGCTCAACCTTGCCGCCAAGACCATGCTGATTCTCGGGAGTGTTACGTCCACGAACACCAGAAGCCTTCTCGCCCGGATGGGCCTTATCGGTACCAGAACGCACGGTAGCCTTCTGCGACCCACCGGGTCGTGAAGGCGAATCCAGCATTGAGGTGTTGCCAAGGCGAGGGTTCGCACCCATACCAGAAGCATTGTACTTTCTGCTCATAAAAGGACGCTCCGTTTCAGTGTGTATGTCCTATAAGAAAGACTCAAGGTGTCCCACGAGTCGTATGTAAACCAATCGTATCGCCTACAGGCGTGTTAGATGGGACCTGTCTCGCCCACCAATCCAATGTCCAAGAATCATCCACCTGCTGCACATATTCAGGAACAAACGCATACTTCCGCATCTGGTTAGCCAACGCTAAAGACATTACCCGATCATCGTAAGGGGAACCTGACATGGAACCACGGTCGTTGCGAACAAAAGTACGCAACTCTGCCAAAGTTTCCTTGCAATGCAACGTCAACTCGTCGTTCTTCAACGCCATACCAAGATCATCAATCATCAACGGTTTCGACGTGCGTGTCGTTTTCCACCCAAACTCCTGCGACATCTTATTCGTTTCACTATTCAACGAACGCTTACGAAACAGATTCGGATACCCCAACTGCCGTAACTGAACAATCGTAGTCAAACCATGATTATTCGACTCTACGCAACACAACGCATTCCCATACCAGATACCAATGTTGTACACCTCGTATGCCAACTCGTCAGGCGGAATGCGGCCATGCCACACAGCGACCTGTTCCCCCTCCTTGGCATCCAACACCTGAACACACGAATAATCGCCATGCCCCAAACCCTCAGCGGTATCGACACCAAGAGTGTAACCAGACCACCTCTTAGGGCGCTCCCACACGGTCAACATCGGAACTCCAAAACATGTTTCTGAATCTCATGCAAATAGCCTGACTCGCCCGCTCTAACATGCACAGACATACCATCCAAAACGTCAAGGTCAAATACAGGATTCCCAGAACGAACAAATGCCTCCTCGGCACTAGACGGGTACTCCTGCGCAAGTTGCCACGGCAACATCGACTGACACTTCGACTCATACCAAGACTCATCCCTATCCTCCGAAGCCGACCACGGAAAAAACATAGGATCAAACTTATTGTTCCCAGTTTCCGCACCAACCCACAACGTATGAAAAAAGTTACCCGAACCATTCGCCGTAGACAAACCAATGATACGGCCACCCACATCGGCAACAGGCTCTATAGAAGCCCACGCCTCCTCAGGGTTCGGAAGGAACGCCCATTCGTCAACCACAACGAGTGTAGCCGACTCACCTCTAGCAGGATCGGATGCTGAAGGCATCGAAGTAATTTGAGAACCATTGCTGAAAAGCATCCTTTGCTGATGATCAACCAACGACCTAGGTCCACGAGCCAACATCCAATCAGGCAAATACTTGAACCCATACTTTGTTTTCCTGAGAAGCAAAACAGCCTCCCGCTCCGTACGCGACAAATCAATAATGTTTTGATCATCTTTAAAAAACGCCAACCAAAACTGGTGCGCAGCCACCAACGTCGTCCACCCAATCTGACGAGCCTTCAAAGTCAACGAATACCGATTGTTCGCCCAACGTCGGAGTGCCTCATTTTGTGCGCCACGTAACGAGAACAAGATACGGCCATGAGCAGGATGAGCAATAAACCAATACTTCCCCAAAAAATAGGCCTCATCCGTAGCACACCGCCTCCACTCCGCCTCCTGCCGCAACTCACCGACACGACTCACTGACAAGACTCACAAGGCTCATCATCAACCCCGTTGACACGACACAACACCGTGTCATCCAAAAACGGGTCCACAACCCGCTCCACACGCACCTCATCCAAAACCCGCAGCACAACACTCAACGGTATCCGATCAGACACCATCACTCACCAACCACCCGCAACTGAACAACCTGAGCCTCCAACTCCACCGCCAACTCCTCATCAGACAAACCAGCCACAGCCCGCTCATCATCAACAACAACCTTACGCTTAGGCGTAAACTTCTCAATATATTGCAAATACAACGAAGCAGCCTTCACGTCCCCCTCCGAAGCACGCCTCCACAACGAATCAATCACAGACTGCACACGCCCCGGATTGATATTCAACGCAGAAGCACGACGATCCCACTCCTTCACAAACCGCTCATCAGACTTGATCCGACGAATCGAATCCTCATGAAGGCCATTCTCAGTCGCCCACTCCCTTTGCGTCCGTGGACTCCGATCAGGGCCTAGAAGCAACCAATCCAACAAATCGGACCAACGATCCGGCATCTCTTGCACACCCGTATCGTCATCCGTTTTCCAACCCTTGCCTCCACCGTTCTGAGCCACCTTGTACGCGCCTTTCATAGTCTCCTACCTCAAAGATCGGATGTCCCATTCCGTCACCTGTTTGTACCACCCATCTGGTACAAAGATACCCCCATCTGAAACAATCATGCAACAAACTGTAGAAATGTGCCCAAAAAGCGGGACAGTTGACCCTTTTACTAGGGAGGGAGGTCGGTACTAAGTCTCAATCTCCGGCCCCAAGCCGGAGATTGGTACTAAGAACGTACCAAGAACCCACTAAGTACAACTAAAACCCTTCAGCGCATACAGGGGCAAGGTTATACAAACCAACGCACTACCAATGGATATCTATACATAGACTAGATGCGCGTGGGTACCCCCCGTAGGGGGGTCGGGTGGGTCGGGTCCGGTGCCTCGTGTCACGCGCAGGTCACGCGCAGGTCACGCAGGCGCGTTGGACCCCTCGAAACCAGTCGAAACTTTACCCAGTCCCCGCAGTTCCAACCCGCATAATGCGCACAGAACCGTGCCACTGGGAGAGACCGGCAACTGTTGTGGGGGTTAACCCCGTAGGGGTTGTTTTGGGGGGTGGGAATGTGGTGGGGTCCCTTATGAAAACCCTCTGAACGGAGTGAAGAGGGTTTTCAGAAGGGAACCCCCAGAGTGGCAATCGGGAGGTTGACCATGAATGAGCAGCAGATCCAGCAGTTGGCTACGGCGGTGGCTTTGGCGGTGGCTTCGGTGGTGATGGTGGAGCCGGTGTCGGTGGTTGAGCCGGTGTGTAAGCCGAAGGCTAGGAAGGTTGGGAAGCCGAAGGCTGGTCAGGTTGCGAAGAAGGTGTCGAAGGCGAAGGGTCGCTCGAAGAGCGAGAATCAGACTTTGACGAGGCAGATCAACGGGCAGTTGGCGAATGCGACGAAGGCTTCTGATATGGGTGATGATGTTGGGGCGTTGGTGGCTTTGCAGCAGGCGATGAAGGTGACTCCTTCGGGGTGGGTTTCGACGGTGAGGCAGATTGAGCGTAAGTATGTGGCGTTGGGTTTGGCTGCGTAGGGTTTGGCCGAAACGCATTCAGATGTGCTGGGTGCGTCAGTTGGGGGTTCGCTGTCCCGACTCTGATGATGGTAGGCGCTTACATGGGAGGTGTGTGTTATGGTTGCGGTTCGGGTTAGGGCGTGGTTTGCGATGTTGACTTGGATGCGTGCGGTGGGTGTGCGTTTGTGGGTTGAGGATCGTGAGCATTTTGATCATATTCGTTCGGATATGGGTGTGGCGAATCGAATGTATGTGGATGTGTGTGGTTCGTTGGCGTTGTATCGGTTGATGGGGGATGTTTATGAGGCGTATGTGGTGGAGGTGGGTGTGTAGGGGTTGGGTTTGGGGTGCTGAGGTTGGTTGTATCTCCTTCTGAACTAAAGTGAAGAAGGAGATACAACCAAACAACTAGGTTTTTTCGATTTGTGACTGGGAGGTTGCGTGATGGAGACACTTGCTAGCCAGATTAGATCCCTTCGGGATGTTGGTGCTTGGGATGATGGGGATGTGTTTGTTCCTGAGGGTGCGTTGGATGCTTTTTATGCGGGGTGTCCGAATGTGGAGGTTCGTCGGCGTGCGTTGTGGCGGTATGAGGTTCCGCAGTCTGATCGTATGCGTTTGTTCGGGTTGGGGTGTGTGTGTTCTGATTCGGATGGGGTGTGTGATTGTGGTGAGTCTAGGGCGCGGGATTTTGTGCCTGTGTCGTCGGTTCGTGCTTCTGAGGTGCCGGATGTGCCTGTGTATGGGATGACGCTTCGGGAGTATGACGAGTGGTGGGAGGCTTCTGAGGCGGAGGCTGTGGGCGTGTTGTTGGCTGATGGGTCGCGGTACGAGGAGTTTGTTGCTGAGGTAGATGATGGCGCATACATGGTTGTGTGATGGGTTGTTGGGGTCCCTGTTCCCACTCTCTGAACAAAGTGAAGAGAGTGGGAACTGGGAGACCAGTTGTTGCCGGTTCGGAGGTTCCGGGTCGGGTTTGTGCATCGGGAGGTGCTGTTGTGAATGAGATAGACACGAAGGCGTTGGTGGCTGCTATTGCTGCTGCGTTTGGCACGGTTGAGGCACCTGCGGTGGAGGCCGTTGTTGTGAAGCCGTCTAAGGTGGAGCGTAAGGTTGCGAATCAGACGCTGAATCGCAAGATTAATGCGCAGTTGGCGAACGCTACGAAGGCGTCCGCCAAGGGTGATACGGCGAAGGTTGTTGCGTCGTTGGAGAAGGCTGATGCGTTGTGCCCGGCGCATTGGGGTTCCACTAAGGCGAGGATTGTTGCTAAGGCTGAGAAGTTGGCTTTGGTGCTTGCCTGAGTGGGTTCAGGAGTTGTCGGTCCCTGAGCGCGAGCAGCACGGTACGGCTGTAACCGATGTGTGTGTGTAATATGTGTGTGACAGGTTGTGCCTTGTGGGCGCTGTTTGCGTCTACAGGGTGCAGCCTGTTTTTTTGTGGGGTTGTTTGATGCGCTGGGAGGTGCTGTTGTGAAGGATTCGTTGTATGTGGGTGAGGGTCCGTTTGGGGAGTCGTGTCCTCAGGTGGGTGATGATGGTTATTCTCATAGGGGTCGGGCGCATTGTGTCCGGTTTATTGAGCAGATTCGTAGTTGTTATGGGTTGGAGCCTGCGGGTGCGCGGTTGTTTGTGAAGTCTAATCCGCATGATTTTGGTACGTATTTTAGTGTGGAGTGCGAGTTTGATGATGACAGGTGTGAGTCTGTTGAGTATGCGTTTGCTGTTGAGGGTGATTTTGATGGCGTGTTGGAGTATTGGACGAGCGAGGATGGTGAGGTGCTTGTGTGATGGGTGGTCGTAAGCGTGTGGTTAAGCACGGTAAGTCTATGTATGACAATCATAGGTGCCGGTGTGTTGTGTGTCGTAAGGCTCATCGTAAGTATTTGGATGTTGAGCGTGCGAAGCGTCATGCCGCAAAGTTGTCTGATGGTCGGGTGTCTGGTCGTCGTGAGTCTCCGTTGATGCGTCAGGAGTATGATTCGTTGACTCGTGGGGAGTATTTGAGGTTGCAGGAGTCGACGCCGGGGGTGCGTAAGGCTCAGAGGCGGAAAGGGGTGGTTGGGTGATGAGTGAGACTTATGAGGGTTGGTCTAATCGGGAGACTTGGGCTGTTGCGTTGTATTTGCATAATGAGGAGCCGTTGTATCTTGCGTGTTTGGGTGCGACGCAGCGTGCTTGGGATAGGTGTGATTCGTGGGCTGCTGATAAGGCGGTTGAGCCTCGCCCTCAGGGGTTTGTTGCGGATGCGTTAGAGGAGATTTGGGATCAATATTTGTCTGATGTGGATGATCATTGCAGCGAAGATTTGTTTTTTATTGTGCGTGATTGTGGTTCACATTGGCGTGTTGATTGGCGTGAAATAGCGCAAAACTTTATGGAATGTGTGGATTCTAAAGCGCAAGATTTGCGTGAAACGGAGGCAAATAATGGTTGAACAGTTTGTTGTATTGGCGCATACAGAGGACGATGGTTCGGATAAGGCGGAGTGGACTATTGGTTCTCGTAAGTATGCGAGTCATTGGGCTGGCATTTATGCCCGCGAGTATAAGCATGTGTTTGTTCGACCTATTGGACCAGTCAACATGGAAATGAGTGGTGAATGATTCTGTGTGTAGTTGTAGCGTTTGTGGTGTTGGTGGCGTAGGGAATGAGTTCCCGTTGTGGCCGTTGTCGGGAGCGCGGTTTGGAACGATTTGTGTTTCTTGTGACAAGGATCAGAAACCTAATCGCAGAGTGTTGTCTCACGATTTCAACGAGTTGACTCGTGAGGATGATGGTTACAGGGAAGACATGGAACAGGGGAGGTATTGATGCGTGATGTAAGCGCTAAGTGTCGGCATTGCAATGAAACGGAAACAGTGCAAGTGGGTCAGGCGTCGTACAACAGGTATTTGTTGCGTGAGGGTTCTGTTCAGTCGCTGTTCCGCGAGTTGTCTAAGGAAGACAGGGAAGTGTTGATTGGTGAGCGTGCAGGGTATTTCATATGCCGTGTGTGTTGGCCGGTCGTGTTCGGAGAGGAGGATGAAGATGAGTGAGGCTGAGAAGCGTAAGCGCCCAAGAGTACCGATGAGGCCAGAGTTTGATCTGGTCACGTTGGGTGACAGGCAACAGGTGGAACTGGTGTTGCGGTTTCGTACAACAAAGGGTGCGCGCCCTTGGGATTGGGACTGGTCGGAAGTGGATTTTAGCGCAGTCGCTGATGGCCATATGGTTAGTGCGAAGGTGTATGGGGGTGTGCGTGACGATGAAATTGTCAGGTTTCGACCTCATGCGAATCGGTTCTGATCACTCAATAACTGAACTGAACAAAGTGAAGTTCAGTTATTGAGTGAGATGATGAAACATTTAACAATATTTGCACGGGAGGTGCATAATGGATATGGAACTACATGGTGACCTTGACCTAGACGAGGTATGGGAAAACATTTCGGACACAGTACGAGAGATGGTGCGCTCAGAAATAGATGACAACGCTTGGGACGCTGTATCCGATCATGTCGAAGAAGCAGTCGAAGAAGGCGTCCGTTCGTACATAGAGTACAACGAACCGAACATAAGCGAACCCATTACCGATCTGTTGCAGGAGTATGTGGACCAGAAGAGCGTTGGATCTTCTGTATGTAGAATCGGGCTTGTTTTTGAGGCAGCGGTGGAACAGGCCATACCTGTTACGTTGCGCCCCAATGACTCCTCTGTAAGCGACAGGGTTGACAAGTTGGAAACGAAAGTCAACACGTTGCTTGGTGCATTGCAGTCACTGGGGGAGCGTGCAGCAAGTGTAGACGAACGAGGGTGGTCTAATGCTGACTGACGAATACGGGGTTCCTTGTGCCGCAATGAACCCGTGCCCCGATCAGAGTTCGCTCAACATCAACGATTTTGTGGGTGATGCGTGGTGGTTGTTGTTGGGCTATTTCACGGTGGGTGCAATCGTTATGTTTGTGCAGCACCGTCGTCGTATTCGACGGCGTGAGCGGGCATCAAATTATCAGACGCATTTGAATGCGATCAAAAGTGTTACTAATAAAAAGCGCTGAGGAGGTGCGTATATGAATGAAAGAAACCAAGACATAACAGACAATACGGAAAGGGGTTCTCACAATTGGATACAACGAATCATGTCGGGAGCGGGTCAAACCGCTGAACATGGCCCTGTTGAAAATGAAGTGATCCCCGGTGACCAGTCAGTGCGAGGGGTCGCTGAACTTGTAGGCGCT